TCAAGCGGGTCAACGGGCTCTTCGGGAACTTCAGGCTCAAGTGGCTCGTCGGGTACATCGGGTGCCAACGGCTCAAGTGGCTCAAGCGGAACAGCAGGTTCTTCAGGAAGTGCGGGTTCTACGGGTTCTTCAGGGTCTTCAGGCACAGCAGGGTCGTCAGGTACGGCAGGTTCTTCGGGTAGTGCGGGCTCAAGTGGCTCTACAGGCTCAAGCGGTACTGCGGGCTCAAGCGGCTCTTCAGGCACATCGGGTGCAAATGGCTCAAGTGGTTCTGCAGGTTCAAGTGGTACTTCAGGAACAGCAGGTTCAAGTGGTACTTCAGGAACGCGAGGTTCGTCAGGGTCATCAGGCTCTACAGGTTCAAGTGGGTCTACGGGTACGTCAGGCTCAAGCGGTTCAAGTGGCACATCGGGCTCGAGCGGGTCTTCAGGCACATCAGGAGCGAATGGTTCAAGCGGCTCTTCAGGAACAAGTGGTTCTTCAGGAAGCACGGGTTCAAGTGGGTCTACGGGTTCATCAGGAACAGCAGGTTCTTCAGGAAGTGCGGGTTCTACAGGGTCTTCAGGCTCTTCAGGAACAGCAGGTTCATCAGGTACATCGGCATCAAGTGGTAGTTCAGGAAGTGCAGGCACATCAGGCGCAAATGGCTCGAGCGGCTCAAGCGGAACGAGCGGTTCTTCAGGAAGCGCGGGTTCTACAGGGTCTTCAGGCTCTTCAGGAACAGCAGGTTCATCAGGCACATCGGGTTCTGCGGGTAGTGCAGGCTCAAGCGGCTCTACGGGCTCAAGCGGTACATCAGGCTCAAGCGGGTCTTCGGGTACATCAGGTGCAAATGGCTCAAGCGGTTCAAGTGGAACAAGCGGGTCTGCAGGTTCAAGTGGTTCTACGGGCTCATCGGGTTCGTCAGGAACTGCAGGTTCAAGCGGTACTGCAGGTTCTTCAGGTTCTACAGGCTCAAGCGGGTCTACGGGCTCAAGCGGAACTGCGGGTTCAAGCGGGTCTTCAGGCACATCGGGTGCAAATGGCTCAAGCGGTTCAAGTGGAACAAGTGGTTCTGCGGGGTCTTCGGGAACTTCGGGAACAGCGGGGTCAAGCGGTACTTCAGGAACTCGGGGTTCATCGGGTTCATCGGGTTCGACAGGCTCAAGTGGTTCAACGGGTACATCAGGCTCAAGCGGTTCGAGCGGAAGCGCGGGTACGTCAGGTGCAAACGGTTCGAGCGGAACAAGCGGTTCTTCAGGAAGTGCGGGTTCTACAGGCTCTTCAGGCTCTTCAGGAACAAGTGGTTCAAGCGGAACAAGCGGAAGTGCAGGTTCAAGCGGTTCTACAGGCTCAAGTGGGTCTACGGGTACTTCGGGCTCAAGTGGCTCAAGCGGAAGTGCAGGCACATCAGGTGCAAACGGTTCTTCAGGAACGGCAGGTTCTTCAGGAAGCGCAGGTTCAAGTGGGTCTACGGGTTCTTCAGGAACTGCAGGTTCTTCAGGTAGTGCAGGTTCTACGGGTTCTTCGGGTTCTTCAGGAACTGCGGGTTCGAGTGGAACTTCGGGCTCATCAGGAAGCGCAGGTTCAAGCGGAAGCGCGGGTACATCGGGTGCAAATGGTTCAAGCGGAACTTCGGGCTCATCAGGAAGTGCAGGTTCTACGGGCTCATCAGGTTCGTCAGGAACTGCAGGCTCAAGTGGAACATCAGGAACGAGGGGTTCTTCAGGCTCAAGCGGTTCTACGGGTTCCTCAGGCTCCACAGGAACCTCAGGCTCAAGCGGAAGCGCAGGCACATCAGGTGCAAACGGTTCTTCAGGAACGTCAGGTTCTTCAGGAAGCGCAGGTTCAAGTGGGTCGACAGGGTCAAGTGGAACATCAGGTTCTTCAGGAAGTGCGGGTTCTACAGGCTCATCAGGTTCTTCGGGAACAGCGGGTTCATCAGGAACATCGGCATCAAGTGGAAGTTCAGGAAGCGCAGGTACTTCAGGGGCAAACGGTTCTTCGGGTACTTCGGGCTCATCAGGAAGCGCAGGTTCTACGGGCTCATCAGGCTCAAGCGGAACAGCGGGCTCATCAGGAAGCGCAGGTTCGAGTGGCTCTACAGGGTCAAGCGGAACAGCGGGCTCATCAGGAAGTGCAGGTTCTACGGGTTCAAGCGGTTCTACGGGTACATCGGGCTCAAGCGGTTCGAGTGGAAACACGGGGGCAGCGGGGTCAAGCGGAACGAGTGGGTCTTCAGGTAGCGCAGGTTCAACGGGTTCGAGCGGGTCTTCAGGAACTGCGGGTTCTTCAGGAACATCGGGCACAAGAGGTTCATCAGGTTCAAGTGGGTCTACAGGTTCGAGTGGTTCTACGGGTACATCAGGCTCAAGCGGTTCGAGTGGAAACACAGGAGCAGCGGGGTCAAGCGGAACGAGCGGGTCTTCAGGAAGTGCAGGTTCGACAGGTTCAAGTGGTTCTACAGGTACATCGGGCTCAAGCGGTTCGAGTGGAAACACGGGCGCAGCGGGTTCAAGTGGAACGAGCGGGTCTTCAGGCAGCGCAGGTTCGACAGGTTCAAGTGGTTCTACGGGTACATCGGGCTCAAGCGGTTCGAGTGGAAACACAGGTGCTGCGGGTTCAAGTGGAACGAGCGGTTCGAGTGGAAACACAGGTGCGGCAGGTTCTTCGGGAACTTCAGGCTCAAGCGGCTCAAGTGGTAACACAGGTGCGGCAGGTTCAAGCGGAACGAGCGGTTCGAGTGGAAACACAGGAGCGGCAGGTTCTTCGGGAACTTCAGGCTCAAGCGGCTCAAGTGGTAACACAGGTGCGGCAGGTTCAAGCGGAACGAGCGGTTCGAGTGGAAACACGGGTGCGGCAGGTTCATCAGGGACTTCAGGTGCAAACGGTGCTGCGGGCTCAAGCGGAACAAGCGGTTCATCAGGAACTTCAGGCGCAAACGGAGCGGCAGGTTCTTCAGGAACTTCAGGTTCGAGCGGAAACACAGGTGCTGCAGGTTCATCAGGTACGAGCGGTACGAGCGTATCGGTAAGCGGTACTACAAACAGAATCGTTAAGTTCACTGCGGGCGCAAATGGAGCGGCAGGTTCCTCGGGAACTTCGGGTACACGTGGTTCAAGTGGAACATCGGGTGCAAATGGAGCAAATGGTTCATCAGGTACGTCAGGCGCGAATGGAGCAAACGGTTCATCAGGTACATCAGGCGCGAATGGGGCGGCAGGTGCTGCAGGTTCATCAGGTACGAGCGGTACGAGCGTAGCGGTGAGCGGTACGACAAACAGAATCGTTAAATTCACTGCATCGACCACGATAGGAAACGCAAACGCGTCCGACGATGGAACGACATTCGAAGTATTGAATACGGTTGGATTTAAGGCAGCCAAATCGTTAGCGGTAGGTGCTTTGTCACCATCCGCAACCACAGGACGAATTGATGCTTCAAACGACATCGTAGCGTTCTCTACATCAGACAAACGATTCAAAGAAAACGTGAAGCGAATTGAAAACGCTCTCGAGAAAATCAAGACAATCGGTGGATACTCATTCGATTGGCGCGAGGAAGGCTTCGAGGCTCACGGATTCAAAGGAAGTGATGTCGGAGTAATCGCGCAGGAAATCGAATCAGTGTTGCCCGAAATCGTGAAGGTGAAAGCCAACGGATTCAAGGGTGTACGTTACGAAAAAATTATCGCCTTGGTGATTGAAGCAATCAAGGAGTTGGATGACAAAGTTGAACAATTAAAGAAGCAACAGTAATGGCAGTACCAACATCAAATATAAGTATGAGCGCAATTTACGGGGAGGCCAACGTAGGTGGCCCCCCGAGCGACTTGGCGGTTAGTGACTTATTCAAATTGTCATATTTTGAAAGTAACGCTTTCGGTGGTCCCTTGGCATATAATGCTTGGGGTATTTATGGAAATGCGAGTGGCGCAGACAGAATTTATGGACTTTCGGCAAGTAACACCAATAATAACTTTAATCAATTTGCGAGCAAAGTTTACTATATGGATAATTCAACGTATGCTAACTATGTAGATGTAGTCAACAATTTAGTAGCACCCCCCCCTCCTGACCCACCTGATTTGAACGATATAACTGTTTTTTGTAGATTATATGATTCTACAGGTGTTTATCAATATAGTTTGTTTCAGTCCTTAATAGCCGCAGGTGGTAGTGCAAGTCAAATATTTAGTAACACGACTGAACCTATTTTGGCAGTAGCATATTGGGAAGTTCAGTTTCAGCCATCGAGTCCTATGTTTGCAGGTACAACGTGTAATATAGATATAAATAATACAGGCAAAGTCAGTGGTGGAACTATCAATGCAATGGGAATTACAACCTTTTCATTTAGTACATACGGTAGTGAATTAGTAGCATCAAATTCATCAGGGTACATTGGCACTTACTTTGATATTTCAATAGGTTAAGTAAATTTGAAGTGAATAAAAATGTAACTATGGAAAAAATATTATTATCAGAAGAAGAATTAAATGAATCACGAATCATTTCTCAAATTCAAAATGACTTGAATTCTCAAATCGCGACTTTCACAAGACAAATTGAATCGTTAAAATCCAAGCGTAAATATGCAATCCAAGAATTCACAGAATTAGAGGAAAAAAACAAAGTCTTTTATGAGCATATTACTAAGAAATACGGTGTTGGAAGCATTGATTTGGACACGGGTGAGTTTACCCTAATAAATATCAAATGATAGTTGTTTTTTATGGGAAAAGAAACTCAGGCAAGACAACTCTTTGCCGTGAGTTTTATGGTTGGGTAAAACAGAATTTGCCTCTCAGATGTCATTACTTAGATGCAGACAAACTTCGGTTTGTTTATGGTCTAAAAGGATTCTCTGAGCAAACAGAAAGAGCATTGGTACAAAAAGCGATGGAAATATCGCGTTATGAGGAAAGTTTAAATGACGTTGTTTTGATTAGTATTTCTTTTGCATATAAGGACCAAAGAGAAGTTTTTGAAGAAAACAGGGGAATTTTATGGATACCTTTGACACACGATGAGTCTCAAAGGCCCACGAATAAAAAAGAATTTGAAAACGCTCAGTTCGAAAAATTGGAAAATGAAATTGACACATCGCAAAATGATGTGAAATCGGCATTAAATACAGTAATCCAACGCTACAAAGATTTTTGTGTAACTTCGCAATACAAGGGGAAATGACAACTCAACAGCAACAAAGCGCAATGATTGAAAAATGGGTAAATCGCATACTTCTTGGAATATGCGCATTTTTCTGTGCTCAATTATTTGCGGATATGAAAACTCAACGTCACGACATAGAAGAAGTGAAATTGAGTAACGCGAGAATTGAAACGGAAATAAAGTACATCAGAGAAATGGTGGAGCCGTATCGAAATAATAAAGTAGTTAACAATTAAAAAATTATGCCAATACCTGTAGCAATAGCGGCAGCATTAATCACAACGGCAGGTAGTACGGCTGTAGGTGGTTTAGATGTTGTCTCAAAACGAAAACTCGAAAAAAACCTTGCTAAATTAAACGCTGCGGAGGCCGAGGCTCTTCAAAAGCAATTAGCAAAAGAAAAGGATGCTCAAACCAAATTGATTTTACTGCAGGATGCTGCGGATAAAGCGCAAAAAAGAAGCACGACGAATATAATTATTGGCTCTGCAATCGGCTTAATTGGCTTGATTGCGGCAATTATTGCATTAAAAAACAAAAAGTAATGGAGTTTTCAAAAGAAGTAAAAAACGCGGTCATCATTGCAGTTGCGACAATTACTTTATATGTGCTGTTGAAACCAAAGAAAAATAGTCTTAGCAAGCCTATGAAGGCGACTAAAGACGAACTGAGTCAAAAGCAAAATGCTCGAACCATTTTGGATGCTTACTTAAATGCAGTTGATGCAAAAGAATCATCAACAGCACTACAGAAATTGAACGCAATTTTTGCGGACGAATATTCAATGAAGGTGTATAAAACAAAGAGTGGCAGTTATGTAGCGCGAACCTTAGACGGTAAAGATGTATTAGTAGCAAAATAATGGCCACGTTCAATCCAATCATAACGACATATCCAAATGACGCAATCAGAGTTACAAGCGCGTCTGATATTAGTTATGAAACGGTGAACGCAAGTGTGGGTACGGGTTACTATTATGATTTCAAAAGTTTTTATCAATTTTCATCGGTCTTAGAGCAACTTCTTGAACCCATATACTTGCTGAAATTTAGTAAACAGGGTGACAGGAATGTTTACTATATGAATAATACAATTGACCCATATCAGGGTACATCGGCATTGTCTATAGATACCGAATTTCTTGATTACAGGTTTGATTCAAACAACGCTTTCATCCCAAGAATTCTTGGAAATACAACCTTGTTTTATCGCTTCGATATTCACGAATTAAGTAATGAAGATTTATTGACAAGGGGAGAAAGTAATTTTGGAATGATAGATTTTTACGAAGATTACGAAATAGATTTCTGATGCCCGCCAAAAAAATGATATTAAATATTGAAAACCATACGCCCTATCCCGCGTATATTTCTCTTTTAGGTGGTCTTCAGGACCCAAACCAATATAATATCAATGCTCAAACAGAATATTTGTATGATATCGGTAACTACAATTGGGCGACATCAAGCATATGGACTTTACAATTCAAAAGGGTTGGAGCATCGACTTTCAGTGTACAACAGGGGCCTACAAACGGAAGTTCACAGGCATTTTTGATAAATTTAAATCTTTCAAGTTTAGGGTTGTTCAATACGCTTAGAGTGAGTTCAACCATATTTCTTCTGTACACTTTCAATGATTACTACGAGTTTGGTACACTTACAATAAACTAAAAACCACCCCGAAAGGTGGTTTACAGTCTGAAGGAACAGTCACTTCTCAATAGAATCTTTAAAATCGTCGAATTCAAAATACTTTAATATTTTGCAACAACGACACGAATTTAGTGTCAATCATCTGTATAAGCAAGTTTTGCATAAAGGCCCTTTTTTGTGGGCTTTTTGTCGTTTATAATGATGACTCTTTCTTCATCATCAAGGGTCAAAACTGCACCTCCTTCAACTTGGTCGTCAAAACTTAAAGCCCTTGAACCCAAGGAGTCTTTTGGCAGTAGTTTAGACAACTGTTTCAACACGATTTTCTTTAGCATCCAAAATTGACTGTCTTTTGCGTCATTGAAATACAGTTCGTTTCTATTTTGAAGATTCTCCACAATCGTTTCCAATTCTTTCTTAGACATCACCTTGAAGACCTTTTCTTCATCGCGCGTTTTGACCATCGCGTAAATGTGAGTTAAAGAAATCGATGTTCTCAAATCGTCTTTGGGTTTGTGACGTAGAATTGGGTCAAGTCCAAGTTCATAATCGAAGTCATCCGCCTCGTGCACAGACTCACACCAAATTGATTTTACGCCATTATTTCGCATCAAGAGTGTGATTACACCTTTGTAGCCTAAAATAGGCTTAATTTGGCCCTTGTAGGGCAAAAAGAAAAACTCTCCGACTGATGGATTGGGGCTCAAACCCAATTCTGCACAATGAATGATTGCCGCAAACAGGTTGCGAGGATTTTTTTGGAATGCAAACAGCATTTCTTCATTTCTCCTGACTTCAGTTAAAACAACTTGTTTGAACTGAGCGGGCGATATGGAATGATTTTTCAACAAATCGACCAATACCTTTTGTTCAAAAGTGTCGAGTTGAATACTAAATTTTGTTAAAAGGGCGTTATCCATTGGTTTTTTATTTTGATTTAATTAGGGTTAGGGCTTCTTTCATCATCCTGACTTTTTTCAAATCTGAGGGCGTGTAGCCGTGTATGTCAAGCAACCTATTAAAAGTTGCTATTCTCTGTTCAATCAGAATTACAGATTCGTCTTTGGTGTGATTTGGAAGCAACTCATTTACAATTTCAATAGCATCTTTTGCTTCGGGAAAAGGAATAAAGGTTTCGTACATTATGGTTTTGGATTGATGTCAACAAGTGATTTCTGACCTATGTGAATGAATAAATTTTCTTTGGTTAAAATTTGTTGTCTGTTTGGATATTCATCGGCAAATTTCAATTCCCATCCGTGGTCTTTGTGAAATATTTTGTTCTCAAAAACGCGTCTGCGAAAAATTGAAGGGTTGTTACCATAATTGTTCATTTTTACCTCTTGCCATTTTAAAAATCCATTTTGCATTTCATAAAAGTGCCTGTAATTTTTTGGGAAAGGGTTTTTCCAATAATATTCATTCAAAGAAGTTTCTGACTTGATTTCGTCGGATTGAATTTCAAATACCTGAGAGAACATAATTTGGTCAAATGCGGAATGCTTTTTCAAATAATTGATGTGTTTGCCTAAATCGAGGGGTTTCACTGATTCCCAATCGTCTTCAAGCAAAAATACAAATTCGCTTGGTCCCATTAGGTGTTTAATCATATTGAACTTATCTACATAATCAAATTGACCATCACTGTTAAAAGTTACTACGTGCGCTTTTTTACCGAACAAGGCATCCAAATACAATTCCATTTTATATCGCTCCTCAGAAGTACTTCGGTCATCCAAAACCCAAACCTCATTGAACATAGTCCTGTAGTTTGGATTGTGTTTCTGAAGAGATTTCAGTGTGCGCAGGAAATAGTCAAAACGTCTGCCTGATGAAATTATCAAATTAGGGGCCACGTGAGGCTCGTAATTGATGTAATAGCCATATTCGTCATCTCCATACAATAACTTCAAATTAGGATACCTATTGGCCATAACTTCAGGTGTTAAATCAGGTTGATGGTGAGTCTCATAAATGTTTCCCTCATATTCGCCCCTGTGCTCCAAATATGGAACAGCCACCAAGCATTTAATATTGTAGGTTTCTATTGTACCCATCAACAAAGTTGCATCAGATGGTGTGAGATGCTCAAGTATGTCGCCTAAAATGATGTAATCATACATCAAAATGTTAACGGTCATAATACTTTGCTGATAAATGGTATTGTATTTTGCTGCAAGGTTAAATTGAGGAATGTAGGGGTCCCAAATTTCCACTGCGTCCATTGGAATTTTTAAAAGGTCCGCATAGGTTCCTGAGCCCGCTCCAACGTCAAGGACGCGGGGATTAGAGGTGTTCTGTAGTTCTAAGAGAATGTGCTCTCGAACATTGTGTTTGAATTTGTTATTTGAATAGGGCATTTTAGTAGAATACTTGTTTGATTTTAGGTAAAAGGGCTCTTTGTTCGCAAGTTTCATTTAGGTGGCACTTGTTACACCTTTTGAGTTCGGGATATGCTTTCCAACCGTTTGGAGATTTCATTTCTCTTTTTAGTGCTTGAGAAACATTTTTGACTCCCTCCAAGTGTTCCATTTCTTTGCTTGGGTCTACCAAAACTTCAAAAATTCGGACATCCATTGGGTCCTTGGTATTGAATACAAAAAAGTAAAAAGGCACATCATCTGTCTTGAATTTTTCTTTAGCAATAATTTTGTAGTGAACGGCTTGGGTTAATATTTTTTCCTTCTGTTCAAGGAAGTCTTCGTGCCAACCCAATTCATTCCATTTGTCATCCACTAAACCTGAGTATTTAAGGTCAATGATACACTTTTTACCATTCCATTTTGCAATAATATCGGTGGTGCAAGACATATTCAATTTTGTGCTCACCAACTTTTTGCCAAAACTCAGCATTTTAATGTTCATTGCTTTTAAAAGGGCTCTACAAAAAATGGCACTTTGATTGGCGCGTTCATAATCTTCTGACAACCTTTCTTTTGCTGTCCCTTTGTAAACCGTATCGGGTTCGGGTGGTGTTCCGTCACCATAAGCGGGAAGACCTCCTGTGGCCATATATTCAAAATATTGACCAAGTTTCATTGCTTTGGTCGGCACAGATTGAATACCATCGAGGTATTTTGCTTTCACAACTAAGCCACATTCTTCTTTCACCCGATATTCGGCAAAAGACTTCATAAAAGATTGACTAATTTTCATTTGGTGTATGTTTTAAAAAAAAGGTTTTAAAAAATGATTCACTCACGGCCATTTGGATTAAGACAAGATTGCTCCAATTTATTGCAGCATAAAATTTGCCTTCTTTTTTTCTCAGCAGTATATCGAAACGTCGGCATACAAAATATTTGCTCTCGTCTGTCAGTGACAATGCTTTAGTGAAATAATCCTCTACACTGTTTTCCATAAATGCAAAATGTCATTGAGGGTTTGTCCCTGATTTAATACATAACAATTAGACTCAAGTTGTCTTTCAATTAACCAATCGTTCCAATTATCCATTACAAGTTGTATTAGGCTCATCGGAGACCCACGACGTTCCATCCGCTTATAATATTCTTTTTTGCAGTTCAGAGCGGGTACTACTATAGAAAAATCAATAAAGTTTTCTTGTAAACACTGACGAACATTTTCGTGACTACTGACAAATACAAAGTCAAGAAAATCGTGTTTCATTTGAAATTTAATGTGGTCAATATAGTTTTGAGGAAAATCAGGATTTGGCATTCTTGAGCCACTATGAGTCATAAGAAAATCTCCATTAGGGTCCGTAAGCCAATTCCATTGACTTGAATCAAGGTCAACACACATAAAATTAGAATTGCGCGCTGCATAAGTTTTTCCAATCGCAGGAAAGCCTGAAATTACTTTTGTAGCCATAAAAAATTACGGGTGTTAAAATTTAATTCGTAGTTTTTGATTTCCTGATACCGTGGCTTGTTTTCTTCAACGAATTCCATTTCAAGCAATTTAACATAACTATCAAGCCAAAACCTTGCTTCTTTCAAAGAATCAAAACCATAATCAGGTTGCCTTTGAAGCGGAAACCAAAAGAGATTAAAAAATTTTCTGTCAATTGCATACCCGCCTTGCGAAAATTCGCGAATTCGAAATTGTAGTTTTTTTGTTTTCATATATTAGTTGTTAGTTGTTTTTTTTGACCAACCCCGTCCATCCCACATCACTTGACCTGTCTTTGTTTCTTTCACGCTTACATCAGCCACAAGGGTCTCAGAAGTCTCCCGTAACAAATTGGTAAGGATGTACCCTTTTTCTTTGAAATTAGGGTCATTGCAAACCTGTTCAAGCACTTTCCTTGCAGTATGCTTACTCTTTGCTTCGACGCTTATAGGCTTATCGATATCAAGAAAGTAATACTTGTAGATTTTCATTAATTTCGAAGTGATTTACTGCAATGGTAAGTCGTGTGCAAAAGGGGAGTTTTGCCAACTGACTCCCCTTTTATTTTTGACCGTATCCTAAATCTTTTTTAACAGTCCTTTTATGTTTTTGACGTGATACCCATTCGTCACCGCGCAAATGCGGGTTTTCTTCTTGGACCTTTTGCCATTGACGTGCTATTGACGCTTGGTGTTCAAAAGTGCCCTTGGAATAAAGGCTGAAAAACTGTTTTGCGCTCAGTAATTCAAAGTCAATCTTATTTTTAGGTGCATCTATATGATACCAATAATTACAAGTTGTTCGGAGCAAGTTGTCACGGAGACTTGGGTCTTGTTCTAACAACACCTTTACGTTGTGTTTTACATCACCGCGTTTGCCATTTATTTTAAAATGCTGTTTCATATATCAGTATTTTGGATTTCGTAAAATTGAATGGCATTTTTGATTGTTTCAAAAATCTGTCTGTGAGATTGAGACTCGCCCTCGCTGTCACAGCCAACAATCAAACCATTGTTGAAAAAAGGACCATAAACATTTCCTTTGGCGGCTTGAAAAGAAAATGCTCCTTTAACGTAGCCATCGCCCTTGATAAGACTTTCTTCGTCTACAAAGCAAGTGTCCATATGAGATTTTGATTCAACAGCGGAAACGATTGGTAAGTAAAAACCTTTTTCAATCATTTCGCATTCAAGGCCCATCGCATCATACATAGATTGTAGACCACCTTCGATTTCGACTTCGTAAACAGTCCTGCTTACTACGTCAATTTTTATGCATTTCATAATTTTATCCATTGTCCTTTTTAGTAGCGTTCATCAATATTGCAATCCTTGCAGGTAGAACAAATTCCATATTACAAGAATCGCAACACTTACCTAATACGTTTAATGGAAACGCATTGTTTCCATAGCCCACAAATAGCACACGGCAAATCGGGCATTTTTTTAGAGAGTTTCCCATTGTTTTCATTTTTGACAATTCAATATTACAAACGAAAACTTATTTTGCAAAATAATTTTTGTGAATGGATTAAAATTTTATTGAAAAGGGCAAAAAAGCCTTTTCGGGCTCCAAATACTTCTTCAATTCGTTATAAACGACAATTGCTGTTGGACGGTCTGAAGCCATTTTTTTGCCTTTAAAGAACATAAATGCTTGCTGTTTAGAGGTATCCATACAGCCAAAACAAAAAGTCCGTTTACTTGGCGGGTAAGTTTCCATCAGATAAGGCTGTAGAGTCGCAAACTCCTGACCATTCTCAAGATAGTTGTGATAAGTAAAGTAGTATCCATTGAGGCACACTTCTTTAAAATTTTGGTTATCAAATATTTTTCGATTTCGCTCAAGGACATTGTATCCTTGATTTGTCATATAATCCAACATCGTTTCGTCGTCCAAGACTTTTTCGAAGCGCATAGGTGTAAGTTGTAAATTCATATTTTTTAATATTCTAACTGTTTGTAGGAAAACTGCTCGGCATCCAAGTATTCGTAAACTTTACGACGGTTCTCGACGGTGTCGCGATAATAAATGCAATCGGTTCGGTAAGCCTCAAAATCATTCTCGAGGATTTCGGCAATCGCTGACATCATTTCAAAACACTTGTACCGAATACCACGGTAAAGCAAATTAACTCTTGGGTCTTCGCTTGGAATTACAATTGGGTTCTTTTGTTTGATACCATTTTGAAATTCGTGATAAGCAACACTTCTACCCAATACTGCAAGGGCGGCCAAGCGAATAACTTTCCAATCGTTCCCCTGAGCCTTTTTGTAAGTGTTGTCACTGATTATCCCAAGTTTGTGGGCAATAACCCAATAGGCACTATTGATATCCGTGCCCGTGATTACTCCATACGATGCATCATAATCATAATTGGTTTGATTCACGGGATATTTATCGGGCACTTTCCAATTTGGGTTTTGCTGTAAAAACCTCATTGCATCATTTTTGACCAATTTGAAAATGAACAATTTGTTTGCAGGAAAACTTTTTGTATCACGACTCTTATAAATCGTTTCTACACCTTGGTAGACAATTTGAGTCATAAATTTCGTTTCCCTGTAAACAAAGTTCTCACCCATCTTAACCAAACGGTTGAAAACGGATTTGGGATTTGCACTTGGTTGAAAACGACTTTCAATAATTCCAAATGTTTCGCTCTTTTTTGCCATTGTGAATCACGAAATTAAGCAAACAAAAATTATTTCCAAAAATAATTTATCAAATTGTTCCACCACGTTTGAATTTGTCAATTGCGGCTGTGGTTTGTGCAATAATCGAAGCCCGTTCTGCTAAGTATTGTTTCTTCGTCAGAATCTTTGCATCATACAGTCCTTTTGAATCAGCCAATAAACGCTCTTGACGGTCAAGGGCCTTTTGAATGTTTTCTGCACGACGCTTATCGAATTTGGGCTCGGCTTTTTTCTGAGGTTCTTTTTTGATTGGTTCCTCTTTAGGTGCAACTTTTACTGTGGGTCTTTCTCGGCCACGAATGTCTTTTTTACGAGCCTTTTCCCTTTTTTGCTTGGCAAGTTCTTTTCGACGTTTTACGATTTCCCTCCGTCGCGACCTACGCTCCTCCAATGTTTCTTCCGAAAGGACCATCGGTTGCGCCTCTTCAAAAGTTTCCGAAGGTATGATTTGCTGTCCACCGACATAAATGGTAAACTGAATGAAATAAGAATCAGGTCTGCCATCGTCTTGCATATTTGGACGTACTCTAACCTCTCCCTCCCAATAAGGCTCACTTTCATTTTCAGGCATTTCGCCCTGAATGTAGTCACGAACACTTTCAACGATTTCGTTTAAGCCACTACCCTCATAGGTGTATTCGCTCAGTTCTATAATTCCCGTGCTACCGTATTCACCCGCGTTAACTTCAAACCGTAGATTTTTACCTCCTGTTTCTGCAGTCAAGTCAACATCAATAAAATTGTCAAGGTCAAACCAAAAAACACCACTTAATAAAGTGATTGGAATACTTAATGGATTGACGAAATCTCCGACATTGATTACACCCGACCCTGTCAAAGCGCGGTCTACTGATTCACGGATATCAGCAATTTTGACCTCTCGGCTGCTCAAGCCTTTGTATTCAGGGTAAATTTTTTCTTTAATGAAGGCCGTAAGTTCTTTGCCTTTTAAAGGTTTTTCCTGTTTTTCAAGTTCTTTGGAAACAGTCTTTCTGACCTTTTGATAGAGACGGGAGGCCCTCGAAATTTTTCGTCGAGTTTCCTGAGTTACTTTTTTTTTCTTGTTAGCCATTAGTGAAGGGATGCGAAGGTATATGATGTTGAATTTGCAAGCAAATAAATTTTTACACTATAGTCTTAGGCCCTGTAATTACGCGGGTTTATACTCTAATGTACCTTGTTCGTCAATATCTACATCTACAAGCATTATGACCAATCGTTTTGCGGGGTTTCTACTGTCTTGAAATACGACGGGCCTGTCTTTAGAAAACAGTAAACTCACGGACATATCCTTAGGGTTGCTTATTGTCTCGGTCCAAGGATTTGACATTACTTCAAAAAATTCTTCGTTTCCAAGTGTGATTTTAAATGCGGTATGTTTCATATTATGTATTTTTGCGTGTTATCCATTGTGATTTAGGGGTGGTCATTGCTCAATTTGGCCGCCCCTTTTCGTTGCAAATATGAATAGAATCCCGACCATTTGGTTTCACAATTTGGTCAATGAATAGTTTTCTTTGTAAGTGTTATATTTGTAAGTAAATGAAGGTGAACCGTTTTACCCTGATTGTGATTTCTGCCTTTTCGGTAGGGGTTCTTTATGCTTTGGGTAAAAGCCCTAAAAAATTTAATCCCCTTGGCAAGAAGGCAATTTTTGTTGGTGACTCACATACAGCGGGTTTTGGATGGGGATGGCAAGACGCACTCGCCAAAAAATATGGATTCACCATTCAGCAAAATTTAAGTAAGGGTGGATACCGAACTGACCAATTGCTACCGATTCTTCAAGACTACCTCAAAACAGCAAAGGGTGCGGAAATCTTATTTATCTATGCAGGGGCAAATGATAATTTCAGTTTGGTACAAAATCAAAAAGCAACTCAGAATGTACAGAAAATGGTGGATGCAGGGCGTAATGCAGGCATTGACAATATCTATGTAATTTCAGGATACAGGTCAAGCAAGGTCATTTATGATTTGAAGAGGTATGGTGACTACATTGAAAAGAGTGATGCATACAAAGAGGGGCTCGCAAAAAATATCAAAAACGCTGTAGTGGTTCCAATTTGGGAAGAAGCGGATTACAAAATGAGCACTGATTCATTACACCTTATCCAATCGGCCCAAAAGAAATTTGCTGATTATATCGGGGCGCAAATATTTAAAGACACCAAATGAAATTAACCGAAACTGATAAAAAAATCATTTTGATTGTGGCGGCCCTCTTTGGGGTTGTAGTTGCTGTTAACGTATCAGCGGCTCCATCAAATCGAAAAGCAAAAAGCAAATGGAGGTTTTCAAAATACCCTCTCCTTTGGGATACAGTTTTGCGCGGTGAGGCAAAAACTTGGAATGATTACAACTTCTATACTTCAAAGTTGAATTCACGGGTGAATGCAAAAGACACGTTACCCTTTTCAAGCAAATTACTCACACAAATGACCATAGGAAAGGTTATTGAATACCAAAGTATGTCGAGGTCAGGTAAAGGGCAATTGTGGGCAACAGGGCACTTTCAAATCATTCCATCAACTCTGAAATCAATGTATGGAAAAGCGCGGTTAAATCTTGATTCAATTTACAATGAACAGAACCAAACCAAAATTGCTGATGCGCTAATCGATGCTGAAAGCACTTTGCCGAAGTATTTGAATGGTAAAATTGACGACACCGATGTTAATTTGAAAAAGGCTGCGCTTGACATTGCAACAGTTTGGTCAAGCATAGGAGTACCTTATGCTCTTACAAATTATAAAGGTGTGTATCGTCCATACAATGCATCGTATTATGGAGGCGATAAGGCAAGTGTCAGCACCGAAGTCGTTCAAAAAGTTTTACGTGAACAACGTAAAGCACTACAAGGTTAATCGAAATCGGTCATTATAAATATTGGGTATTCATCATCGTTACGAAGTGAACCCAACACATTGAAATCGAAGTGTTCAATAGCGTCTTCAAGAGTCATACCATCGTCTTCTACCAATGTTTGAATTGCTAAGTCATAATCATAAATCAAACGATAGTGTTGCAAGTCAACACCAATAACAGCCTTGTCAAAACCATCAGCCTTGAGAAATTCCACGTCGGGATACGTCTCGATAATTTGTTCTAATTTGTTGTTCATACAGCGTAATTTGGGCGTAAAGTAAAGAAAAAAAATTGATTAATCCATTAACTATATTTGTATTATGAATAAAAAAGAAATCATACTTATAGCCGCAGCCGCTACAGGATTATACTTGGTGCTTCGTGGATTGAAAAAAAATAATCCAAAAGGTCTTGGAGAAGAGTTTAAGAATGCTATCGGGGATGTATTCAAGAAAAAGAAGACTTTTGGTCAACGCGCGAATGCAACGCGATGCGAAACCAATCTTGAGCGGTTAGGTCGTTTGTTTCCGAATGAGGACCAATACAATGCTGAAGTGGGAAAAGCATATCAGACCCAAGGCTCTAATTTTAACTCTTGGGCAAAATCTGACGCTAAACCTTGTTTTGTAGTTGGTGCGGACCAAGGAGGTCTTCAAGGCGGGGTAAATAACTTCACTGCAAATGATGATTTCTTTAACGGCAACGGCTGTAAAAAGCCTATGAAGTCGGCATACAATAATTACATCGGCTCAGATGGACAAGGAACTTACTTCAATGCACACGGGGATATGTCGTTAGACAATCTTGTACGTTCATACAAAAGACCATAATGATGAATTTTGAAAATTTAAAAAAGAACACAACAGCAATTATTGCAATAATTATCCTGACTTTAAGTTATGCAATTTTATTCAGCATAATTTTTTGGGATTTTCCAACAGACCAAAAAGATATATATTTTACTATCGCAGGCGGGGTTACATCTATCGTGACTATGATAGTTTCATATTATTTTGGGTCAAGTAAAAATCAAAACGACGAAAAATGAAATTTGACCAATCAAAAATCGAAAAGACCCTAAAGAATAAAGCATATGCGTATTTCGAAAATGGGGAGTACAATTTGAATATCGTAGGTATTCGGAATTCAGACACAGGTAAGCGAGTGACCAATCAATTTGATGATTGGATGACAATTTCTTACAAAGAGAATGGAGTTTGGAAATATTTAGAGTGGCCTTGCACCGTAGACAATGGTGATGGTAGTGCGCGTCTCGTAGAAGGGCAATATCGAGGTTCATTCACCATTGGATTGCACCAAGGGAAATACAAGGCATTGAAGCAATGTAAGCCTCTGAAAGTTTACAGAGATTGGAACTTGAAAGATGGGACTTATGATGAAAGCAAAATTTATGATGATGTCGCAGGATTAAACATTCACAAAGCAGGAGCAGATAGCCAACAGGTTAACAATTGGAGTGAGGGATGTCAAGTCTTTAAGAAATCAGCGAATTTTGATGAATTTATGAAAATTATTGACCTATCAGTACCGTTGCACGGCAAAATTTTCACCTACACCTTGATAAACAGTAATGACATAAATATTGCAAATACCCCAATAGTTTAAATTATGACAGCGGCAAAAAAAGTAAGTGCTAACACCTTGCCTGTTAGTTTTGACCAATTTAGAAAAAACCCTGTGGCAGCAGTCGCATTTTGTATGCTTGCGGCAGTAGGCTATCTTTATTACGATTTGAGAAATGGCTATAAAGACCAAATAGACTCTTCAAACAAAAAAATCGATAATTTGGATGTGAAAATTGACAAATTAGGTAGTGCATTAAAAAAGTCAGATTCTGCGCTTAGTGCAGCAATAACTGAATTAAGAATTATTAACACAATGAAAAAATTATGAAAAAGACATTAGTAATTTTTGGATTATTATTTATTTTCTTGGAAGTGTTTCAACCATTAGGGGCTATCAACGCCCCTAAAGTTGATGAATTAGAGACTATGCTAAAGAAAATTGAAAACAACTTGAAAAGTGCCTCACAGGTAACATCTTTGGCCAAAGCGAAGGGTGAAAAGTTGGTTGCAAGTAAAGTTCAAGAAAAAAACGAATTGAAGAAAAGCGTTCAAAAACTCACTGAAAAGGTTGAAATTTTTGCTGTGAAAATGACTGAAGCAGGAATAGATACCGCTACAAAAACTGATAATTTTAGATACGAAGGCCCATTGTACGAAGAGTGGCTTGAATATCAAAAAAATGGAGGCGAATCTGATTTCGAATACTACAGACTATACAAAAAATGAAATTGATAAAAGCATTTATCATTCTGTTGACGTTAACAGGATGTTCGGCAAAATGGCACTTGAATCAAGCAATAAAGAAAAATCCCGCGATGGCGCAAATTAGCGTCTACGGGATTGATACTATTTTTGTTCGGGATAGTATTTTGATGACAGACACGTTTACCACGACAGAAGTCGATACAGTGACTATAACCAAGGATGGGGTGACAACTGTTGTTTACCGTGACCACGATGTTATTCGCGTCAGGACAATTGTAAAGGCTGATACTATTCGCTACACAAAGACAATTACCCTACCACCACAAATCAAATTTATTGATAGAAAAAAAGGCTACGAGAAGTATGCTCCTTATTTGGGTTTTTTACTTCTGATTCTTTTGATGATTTCGATTCTAAAAAACACACGGAGGGGTTGGTGATGTCTTTAATTAAGAACAAGGATTACTTTATCATCGGTTGCTTAGGAAAGGCTCAAAGAGAACCTATTCGCCAATGGATGAAAGACAATAACAAAACTTCACCCGTAGTTCCTGAAGAGGGACCAAATGCAAATGATTGCATTACTTTGGTGGATTATAAAGATTGGATAAAAACTCAGCAATGGCCAAATGGATATCCAACGTAATGTAGTAAATATTTACTAAATTTGCGTTCTATTGCGGGGAAGTGTATTGGTTGCATTTGTGGCTCATAACCACGAGGTAGTGGGTTCGATTCCTACCCCCGCAACAAATTACAAATATGGAACTTGAAAAATATGTGTATCCCGAAAATCACGGTGCGTTAGTAGAGGCCTTTTATGATGAAATTTATCACGGCCACGAATACGACAGGTATTTCAAAATTCAACCACACGACATTGTTATTGATTGCGGAGGCTTTGTAGGCCTTTTTACCAATTATGCGCTATCTCAGGGCGCGAGTACCGTTATCACCGTAGAGTGCGAACCTGAGTATTGGAAATGCTTGATTAAAAATGTCAAGTCGTATGACGCTCAAGTAATATTTGGGCGCGTGTTTCAAGACGACATACCAACTACGAATCCTGATGTGGCTCCATCATATTCAATTGAAGGAATAATGAATCTGAAAAATCTACCTAAGGTCGATATGGTGAAGATGGATATTGAAGGAGCAGAATGGGGCGTTTTAATTAATATGGATGATGATGTGATGAAGCGGGTGGACAGATGGGCGATTGAAGTGCATTTGGAGTGGAGTCAGAATGACACGGTGTGGGCAGGTCACGGTAGAGACTTTGACGGGCACCTTTTAAGCAAACTTGTTTTCGTGATGGAGAAATTCTCCAAGAATGGATTCAAAGTCAATTATGAGCAGATACACAAGAGTTGCAGACTTGCAATGTTGTATGCATACAAATAAGATTTAGTGTTTAGTTTCCGCAAAAATATGGCCCCTGTGGGGCCTTTTTTTGTTTAATGGGTACTTGTACCCCATTTACCCCTTTTCCTTTCCCTGAGGGCCTCCTTTTCACTATTAGGCCTAACCCTGTTATTCCCCATTTTCTGTAAAAACCGCACTTAGTTTTTTCCCTTTCCCCATTTTTGCGCCTCCCTTTTTCCGTCAACGCCCATTTTTACTGTGGGGTCTTTATTTTTTTTATTCCCGTATCCCCTTTTCTGTAAAAACCACACTTAGTTTTTTACGCAAATAGGTTGCGTAGTTTTGTCCTTTTCTTCCTGATATGGGTCAACGATAGGAACATCGGCATCAAGACCTATTTCCTTCCCCCTGTGATGACCTTTGGTCCTTTCCTGACATCTTACCATACCCCTTTCC